TAGCTTTAGCATCTGAGTGCTTAATTCGTCAGCGTGCACCATTTCGGTGCGTTCACCTAATTGCTTTTTTAATCGCTCTACCTCAGCGCGGGCTTCGTTTAGCTTTTCAAAGTTTTTATTGCGTGTTTCAATTGAATCTCGTAATGACCGCTTTATTTTCTCCATTTGGCTCTGAATTGTTACAGAGTAAGCCGTCTCGTCCTCTATTTGTTTTTTGACACGCTCCACCTCAGCGCGGGCTTCGTTGCGTTCTTTGGTAAGATCGCAGATCGTCTCGTAGTGAATATTGCATTTTTGTTGCAACTCCTCCAGCCTGTCGGCGGCTTGAGCCACACAGGCATTAGGCACGCCATCCGGCGACTGTATGTCATTAACCAAAATACGCAGTGCCGATATTATTATGTCCGTTGGTGTATTCATGTTCAATTTTACTCTGTTGGTTTAAACGCATCAGCGTTTTTCGTGTTTAATTCTGTGTTTATTAAGCGCATCGCCTCCACGCAAAGCAACCGCGCCTCTCGCAGTGTCGGACAGTGTTCCTCGTCAGCGCATAGCATTGCTGCCAGTGCTATGCGAATCTGCCGCAGGGTGGCGTCTGATACTGTGTGTGTCATTCTGCTTGCGCCTCCGTCTGCTCGTACGGAATGCCCAGCATCTGCGCCAGTGCCAGTCTGGCCACACATGGCGACTCGGCCTCGATGAGCCAGTGCAGGTATGGCCGGTAATCAGCGGTGCAGCGGTAGGTGCGTATCCAGTTCATTTGTGTGGTCTGTAGGATGTATTGTCTTTTTGGTTTTTGTAGATCTGCATCATTAGGTCTACCTGTATGTCTTCGGTTGATCTGTTCTCGGGCTTTAGGAATTCTTGATCTAATTTTTGCTCACACTCTTCCTTACTCCCAATCAGTACAACCTTGTTAACGATTTTCGGCCTGGGCAGCTTCAGGCTGTCGTTAAGCACAGTGCTGCGGCGGATAACACAATGCAGTCTCATATGGAGCGAAGTTCAGGAAGGCCTTCTGTGAAGTTGCCAGTGACCTGGCACTGGGCGTATTTGACGAGCAGGTCATCAATGCGCATGTCAGCCTGCTCCATCACGCGGTCACTCGTGTGGATGAGCTGCGATAGATAGGGAGCCTCGGTGTCTACGACAAGGAAGTAAAACTCAGGGAACACTCCCAGAACCTTGCCTGCTCCATGGGCATACCAAGCAGCCTGAATGTCGTACTTGAAGTGGTAGAACTTTTTGTCAAAGGACGTGATATCCTGAGTAGTCTTGAGATCCACAATCGCAGGTTCACCATTGATCGTGCAGATGAGATCAGGCCTGCCTTTGCATTGCACGCCGCCGCGTTCCCAATACATGGACTGCTCCACGAGCTTACTGCCTTTGCAGTGTCTCTCAAGCAGCGGCTGTACAGCCTTCCGTACACCTACAATAATTTCGGCCTCTTCCTGGGTGACGATTTCTTTACCGGCATTCTCAATACAGAAGTTTTCCCACTCTTCCTTTCCAGCCTTGGTGCGCCTATCCACCTTTGGGCCAGCAGCGTACAGGATTTCACCTTCAAGTGCCGCAGCATGGATGAGAGTGCCCATCACCATCGCTCGTGAGGGCGAGGTGTGGTTGGCTTGCTTGTGCAGGTACATGGCTGGAGCCACAGCAAAGGTATCTAGCGCGTGCTTGCTCAAGCCTTCAGATGCTCTGTAATTCTCGAAGGATAAGTTGTTTACGATTTCAGTTCTCATTTCAGTATTTCTAGTATTTTAGCATGGAGGTCTTCAATGGTGCCTCCGTTGACCACCTCATAATCGGCACGAACATCAAACTGGTTTAGCTCTGATTCATGCTGATCTGAAGAAATTTGTTCTGGCCGCTTAATCCGGATGATAATTCCCCTGCGCTTGCGCACAAAGTCTGCTTCATTTTGGAAACGCACATCCGTCCAGACATAGGGCACTTTCCAGCAATGGTGCTGACAAATGTTATCTATGTGCGCTTCTGCATTCGTGATCCAAAAATCCTGATTGTAGTTTCTAGCTGCCATGCCCAGGTCTTGCAAAAGCCTTCGTCCCTTCGGGTCTTTGTACCCATCCCATCCAAATGCCATTGCCAAAGATTTAAGCCTGTCAGCAAACGCCATTCTGCGCCAGCCAACGGCAAGTAAAGCAGCAGCAGCAGTGTCTTTTCCAGAGCCAGCAAGCCCGATTAAGCCAACGTCGATGTATTTCATTTGTTGATCTCGAAGGCTGCACAACCGATGACTGTGCCACTCTTGTCGCGAGTAAACTTAGTGGGACTCAGGAGATCCTTGCGCTCAGGCAAGGCCTCACGGACGTAGCTGGTAACAATAAACATGACCCCTTCCTTTGGCTGCGGCAGGTTGACTACAGTCTCTCCAGAGCGCACGAAGATAGGCACTCCGTTGACCTCTCCGTCTTGATGCAGGTTGGTATGCACCCGAGCAATGTAGCCACTGGTTTCAATGGGCTGCAGTCCCTGTACGTTAATTGTGTGTGCTGTCAGATTTACTAGGTTCATTTTCAATAATTAGATTTGCGATGATGTTGAGCGCCAGCATGGTCTTGCCAGCTTTGGTTTCTCCGCCGATGACAAGGAAGTCACCTGCACGGATTGGCGTGATGTTGTCCAGATTTGGGTATCCTGTCTTGATAATATTTGATTTGTCCTGCCCGCGCTCATAGCGGCCAATGGCATCAAGCAGCATGGACTTGGTGTCCATTTGCTTTGGCGGACTCATTTTCCTGCCAATCTCTTCAGCTTGCATAGCAACTCCAGCTACCAGCTCAGCCGTATCAATGTCTGCCGACCCAATGTCGTGAGACGCTTGTGTAAGCATCTGCTGAAGCGCCCGCCTCCGCGCAGTAGAACATACGATTTTTATAAACTCTGGAAGCGCTGAAAATACGCCACACAATGTATAAATATCACTCAATTCGTGAAACTGAAAATCAGGCAAATGCTCACGGCACTTTTCAAATACAACACGAATGTCGCAAGTGCTGTTTGTAGCAGATAACTCAAATACAGTTTGGCATATGCGTTTTGCTGTTGGATTAAAGATATCGTTAATATCAAAAATCTCATCAGCACATAACGCTACAAATCGTGCTGGATGGTTAAGCGCTATACTCGCAACCCCGCGCTCTGCTTCCGTAGCTGTAGGCACTGCTGCCGTTGCTGGAAGCATGGGTTCACCACCCTTGAATCGTTGGGCGGCCTTTGACAATTTTTGCTGTGCTTGTGACATTTCTTGTAAGTGAGTTAGAGTTGTGCATGTAGCCTGGCGTTGAAGGGGTTGCCAGCCATCTATTAAGGAAGCGAAGCATTCCCTTTTGGGTCTTCCTGCGCTCAGGGTTAGCTATCAGCCACATCCTTGCTTTTGGAAAGGCAGCTCTCACGGCAGTCTCTCCGTAGGCCATAACCAGGCCAACAACTGTTTCCGAATCGCACTGCCAGTCAGTACCGTCGATGCAGGGAAATTGCATGGAGGATAGGTCTAGGTTTCTTCCCCTTTCCTCCCCCTCATCTCCCTCGTCCTTCCTTTCCCCCACACCCCCTATCCTACCTACTCCCTCTTTCTCCCCCTCACAATCCCCATCATCCTTTCTATCTATTGTCGGATTCTTGGAAAGACGAGTATCAAGCAAAACCTCATCCCCTGTTTGTGAGCGCGCTATTGCCCTTTCTACACGGATGTCTACACCTTCCGGTATGACCACAGCGAACAGCATGTTTTTCTCGCAGGAAATGGCTGCGTTAAAGCTCGGGCCTCCCTCGATAAGCAAAGACGCTTCAATTCGCATTGGCAGCTCCCTTCTGTAAATCAGCATTCTTTGGTTGTTGAAGCTTGGGACGCATCTTCCGGGTGGCGATGTCTTCAGGGTATCCCATCTTTACAAGGGATTGCACAACCTCTTGCCATACATGCTCGGGTTCCGGAGCATAGACTAACCAATGATCAAATGCTGTTGATCTTTTACTTACCAAGCGATGACCAAAGCCATCCCACCAAACAATTCTTCCTACAATAGGCCGATGTGCCTTTGGGAGTTTATTGATTAACTCAACACTCTCAACATCTGATCTTGTATATTTAAATTTAGGTACTCGTTTTCTCATATATCATTAAAGTGCGCGTTGCCACAGTCGCGCCCCTGCTAAGTTGTAATTATTTCGGAAGGCAATCCATGCCGTCCTTGAGAAGTTTGAAGAACAGCTCGCTGCTCATTGTCACAAGCCAAGGAGTGTGATTGCGTTTATGTGCAACCATCCATTCCTTGCGAGGGCCAGCATCTCTGATGGCCTGTTCTGTAGCCTTCTGAAGGTTGAGAGCCTCTACGAACTTCACCTCCATATGAAGGTTTTTTAGCTCCTCGCAGATGACATCAGGACTGTCTGTGCCACCTGCGAACTGCTGGCCCCGCCTTGCGGTGAAGCCAGCCGCACGCAACTCATCACGCCACATACGTTCTCCTCGTGCTCCCTTTTGCCGTTGATTCATTAGTAGTTGTCGTGATGGTGGTCATCAAATGCCAGCATGAATAGCAGTAGTAAAACCACCACAATTGCAGCTAGCACTTTCATTACCAGCCTGCCTCGGCTTCAAATTCATCCTTGGGTGCAGCAGGAGTTGCAGCAGGAGCCTCTATAGGAAAGCAGGCAGACAAACCTGCACGGTCTGCACTGATGTACAGTGAGGCGCAGATGGCTTGGAAGTGCTCATCGGAAAGATCGTGTCCTTCCTTGAGCTTGCTTGCTTGATTCAGGCATGTCTCATACAGCGCAGCAGACTGCTTGATGCGATCAATGGCAACCTGTGGGTTCTTTGGAACAACAGTTGCAGGAGCGTGAGTCACTGGAATTGTACTGCCAGGATCTTGAGTGAGCGAACGAATGGCAGCAGATGCTTTTACATCCAGTTCAATTGTGCTGTCCTTCTTATTGGCCTTGGCAGACAGGCCGGTAAGCCCACGCTTGCCTGCAACGGACTTGACCTGCACGTTGTGCCCTTCAAGGCCACGCAATGGCTCACTACCATCACCCCAGAAGCTGGCGCGGATCTCTCCAGTGTCATCAACCACGATTGCGTTCTGTACGCTCCAAGGGCCATACTGACCTTCGCCTGTTCTGGCTGGAAACGCCTTCTTGATTTTGAAGGTCATCTCGCCGATGAGCTGTCCGTCTGCGAGGTCTGCTAACTGTGCTATTTTTGCTGTTTTCATGTTTGTTGGTATTGGGCGGCGTGTGCCGTTGCAACAAGACAGAACTTTTAAGCAGAAACAGCAAGTTATTTTTTCATTTTAGTTGCGCTCTCTTTCTTAGCAGCTTCTTTCTGAACGCTATACGCAATGGCAAGAGCTTGCTTCTGCGGCTTGCCTGCTTGCAGTTCTGCTTTCAAATTCGAGGTGAAAGCCTTATCGGACGGAGACTTTTTTAGGGGCATTGCGTTGTGCTGTTTTGAGGGCTTCTTTGTAAGTGTCACTTACTCCAACTAGTGATCCAGTAGGCATATACACACGGAACCTGCGGGCTGGAGTGATGATGATTCTGATGTTGTGCGGAATCTTTGCGTCTACAACTTCTGTTCCTTTGGCTGTTGTTTCGCCAAGAGACGCAGTGTCATGTGCCTTGAGAAGTTCCTCCATGGCTCTGACATGCTTCTCGTTCTCAATGGTGCGGAGCTTGACACGCAGAGCTTCCTTCTCGGCCAGTTTGGCATTTTCCGCAGCACGAGCTGCACGTTCCTCGGCATGGAACTTCTGAGCTTTTTCTGAGCGATCAAGGTTCTTCTTAAGGTCACGTTGATACTCGCGCTCAGACTTGGCTTTCTCTTTTAGAAGTTCTTCAAACCCAAGCCTGCGGTCTTCAAGAGCAGCGTTGCGCTTTGCCTTGTTTTCTGCGGCAAGTTTGTCTGCGGCTTCTTTTTCTTGAGCAATCCTTGCGCGTTCAGCAGCACGTTCTTCCGCAAAATATTTCTTGGCCTCTGCCTTTGCTGTATCGCGTTCAGTCAAGGCCTCCTTGAAGCCCTGCTTACGCTCCTCAATAGATTGCGCCTGTTTCTTTTTGGACTCTTGGCGGGCTGCTGTGTCAGACTCACGCTGTGCTGCAAGCTTTTTGCGTTCTGCGGAAGCTTCTTCTTCAAGATATTTCTTAGCTTCAGCCTTTGCCTCAGCCTGAGTCTTGAAGGCCTCAATGAACGACTCACGACGAGAGACAATACGCTCCTGCTCGGTGCGTTGCATGGCCTGCTTGCCTTGAGCTAAGGCTTCAGCTCGGGCATTGTTAAGCATCCGGTTGGTTTGCTCATCCATGCGAACCATCTGCTTGTCTGCTCGCTCGGCATACATGGCCTTCTGCTTCTCGGTAAGGCCACGATTCTGCTTCAGCTCCTTGTCGCGCAGAATGACTTCCGTGTCGTGACGCTTGGCATCAACTGCCGATATTTCATCTTCCGTTGGCCCCCAATTTGGAACCCGCATTCCTGCAGCCCGCAACTCACCCTCAATCTGCTTATTGATCTCCTCCTGAGTCATTGCAGGCTCCGCTCCTTTGGCGGTATCCATAGCCTCATACCGCTTGGCAACGTAGTCCTCGTCAACAGCCTCAGCTAGTTTGGCCTTGGTAGCGTGAAGAGTTTCCAGCGGAATCTCTCCAGCCTGGTAGGCCTTGTCTACAGCAAGAGCAATAGACTGGTTGCTAGCCTCTGGCTTGTGAGCCAGGGACTCCATGGTGTCTGCAATCTTGCGCCCTCCTCTAATCTCCGCTTTCGCCGCACGAAAATCAGCAGCTTCCTTATTTGAGCGCGCAATAACATCAGATGGGACGTACCCCTTTTGCTCGGCCTGTCCTCTAAAGGTTCTGTCAAAATTGGCAGCTCCCATCTCCTTCCTGTAGCTGTCCAATACTGCATCTGGAATACGTTCTCCAGAAAGCGCTCGCTGCTCGATTGCAGATGACCAAGCGTCTTTTGATGCCATAATATCAAGCATCTCTTCTCTGTCCTTACTACTTTCCTTCATCAGGTCATCTTTTTCTTTAGCAAAAGCTCTATCCCTGAATTGCTTGTATGTTTCTCCAGACCCAGAGGAATAATATGGAATGTTTTGCGCGGCCTCTGTTTGCGCAGGAAACTCTCCAGCATTTTTGTAAGCAGAACGAATCTTGGCCATCAGGCTATCATGCGCCTTGACCTTGGCCCTGAACTCTTCACTAGATTTAACAGTTTGGTTTACTGTAGATGGCTTTGCTTTGCGAATTGCCTCTTCAAGATCGAGAAGGTTTTTCTTACCAAGTCCTCTAAGGTTAAATGACGTTGCTTGTGAGTTTTCCCTCATCCAATTCCGCAGCGCAACATCCCTTTCGATAGATGACATTTTGGATGTCTGAGGAAATGATTCCACAAACTTGGAATACTCCTCAGCCGATTTTTTTCTGGGCGCAAAGCTGGAACGAGTTGCATCACGCAGGGAAATAAACTCGTTCTTGAGCTTGTTTGTGCCTATATCATCCGATGTTTTTGAGTATACATTTGAAATTGCATCGTGAACTTCTAATGCCTTATTTAATATTTCAGATTTAGAAAAGGAGCCTTTAAATTGATTGTAAATCTTGTCAGTAAGATCTGACATTTTCTGCCCATGTTTGGCTGCGATTTCTCCAGGAGCTTCGTTCCACCGCAGAGCATCCCAAGACATGCCCATCATCTTCTTTGACTCTATCTGTGCCTCCATGTCTCCAAGGGCAAATAGATCAGCAAGTTCTGGATAAGCGTTGCCTATGAGCTGTCCTCTTTCTTTGTAAAAATAAGGCACTTCTCCTTTTTCCGTAAAAAATGGAAACTTGGATTTGTCAATGTTTACACCAACACTGCTTGAAATTGTTTCAATGGCATCGTCGAGCGCCTTTACCCTTTTTTGAGAAGGATCTTGCATCAGGAACCTATTGTAAGTTCTTTCAATTCTTTTTGCATTTCCCTGCTCATCTTTAAGCATTGATGCTAAGTCCCAGTCAGGCGCACTATTGATTCTTTGCAATGCCTGCTCCCTTGTGTACACTGGGCCTTCCGGCATGTCATCCCTTGAGCTTGGAGAGAATGATGCACGTTGCTTTGTAGCAGCTACAGAACGCTTGTCTGCGGCAGCAATAGCCTCGTCCACACTTCCGTAGATGCTGCGGCGATCACCCTCGTAGAGCGATGCTTTGCCGGTTTTGCTGACGATGATCCGGTTGCCTGTCACCTTGTCAGTGAGCACTTCACCGTTGGGCATCTTCTCGCGTGTCGTTGAGCCAGGAGCAAAGTTGGCGCGAATCAGATTCATCGCAAGTCCTGGGTCGTACTTGATCGGCACGTTAAAGCCGTCAACCGTGAAGTCATTCAGGCCAAGAATACGATCTGAACGTATGGCCTGCATACTGACGCGGTCACGGTTCACCTCACGCTCGATGCCATTGACTGTAACCTTCGGCTGCGGCTGCGATGGGAAGCCTTCAGAATCAAATGTGTGCTCGTTAGCAAATCGAGCCGCGTCTTCAGCCGCAAATGCCTTGCGGTTTTTGATGTCCAAAGCGCGGCTGATGCCATCACGCAACACTTCACTAAAGCCTTTGAGTTTGGCAGCAGGCTTTGGTGAGCCAGAAGAATAGTTGTCAAAGTACCGCTGAATGTACGGAATGACATCAGAAAACGTGCGGATGTCCTTACTTGCAAGCTCTGCCCGCAGCTTCGGCTCATACTTGGCGAAGTAGCGCATCTGATTCCAGACGCGACCAACATCAATTTGATTTAGAAGCAACCCTCCAGTTTCGGTTTGTTGCCAGGAGACAGGCAATGCTGGGCGATTAGTGCGTCCGTAGTAAACTTCACTGCGGTCGCCTTTTGTACGACGAATGTCATGCCAAGCATCGCTCATTACGATGTGTCCGGCTTTCATGGCCTCATTTAGGCCTTTGAGAGCCTCGATCTGTTCAGATGTGTACACACGCTTTCCAGCAGACTCCTGAGCCGACAAGTGCGTAAAGAATGAGTCAGGAAGGCCTCTCGAAAACAGCACCTGCTTGTTCTTGAGTCCAGCGACATTCCCGCCAAGCATTCCGGACTCAACAGTAGCAGGATCAGCGATGACGATCAGGCTAGGATCAATCGCAGATGCAGCAGCAATGTTCTGCTCGTAGATGCTCTTTAGGATCTCCTTCTTTTGCTTGAGTGTTGTAGGCCTGCCGTCCACGAAATCTTCCGGAGACGAGTACGGCTTACTTGTGCGGACATCAACGTAGTGAGCACCATCGACAGTATCCTTGGATGCGATCTCTCCACGACCCTCGCGCACAGCATCCACAAAGCGGCCTACAAGGCCTTCCATCTCGGGCATGATGACACGTTTGCCCTTCTCATCAAAGAAGTGCCCCTTGATCGGATCTTTGGTGAGTCCGTTTTTAGTGAAGTCAAAAGTAGACAGCACGTTGGAAACGGTTTTGTCCCAAACTTTGTCCCAGATGTTTCTGATGTTGCCCTCTAGGAAGATGTCAGGCTTCATGCCGTGTACGGCAGCACCAACATAGTTGCTGGTATACTCGTTGATAACACCATCAAGCATCTTCAGCTTGGTTTCCATTGGAACAGCAGGATCAAGAGCCTGGGTGATGTTGTCGCGCATCTCTGCGGCACGCTCAGGATGTCCGGCAGCCTCCATCTCTGCGGCGTAGCGCATTCCAAACTTGCTGATCTCATCTACTGCCTGCACAGGATTCTCAGACTTGAGTCCAGCCTGTACACCCTGCACAACTTCCTTGCGAATGTTTTCCGTGAACAAGCTGTGCATGACCTCTTCAGCAGCAGTGGCAGGATCAATGTACTTGGGGTCGATAATGATCGTGCTCTTGCCGTCAGCGCCATCAAAGTAATGGACTCCCTTAGTTCCACCAAAGCCAATCTTCTCCATCAGGGCAGCGCTCTCTGGAGAGCCATCAACGAAGATTGATGTTCCTCCGCCACGCTCGTGACCCTGCGTCATAGCAAGAATCATGGCCTTTTGACGGGCAGACAGGTCTTCACGATTAAAGAGATCTATACGCCCCTGAAGGTCGTTAAATGAAACAGTCTCAGTGTGGCCGCTGGGCTGGGTGACACTGAAGGACTTCGTAAGCTCTCTGCCGCGAATGTCGTTATCAAACATGTTGGCAAGCCTTACCTTGTCCTGGCCTGTCATGCCAAAGGGAGCGTGCATGGCTCCGAAGGACAAGCCAAAGCCAGCTCCACTTGCCATACCTTCAGCAAATGCTTTCACTGGGTCATCGTTTGATGCCCAAGCGCTCATCGCGTTAAGCGTCCCCATGGTAGCTCCTGTGGTTGCCATGGAGTCCACAATGCCTTTCATGGCGTTGAAGGCAATATCTGGAGGAGCAATGGCAAGTGCTTTCTTAGCTGCCCACCTGACCGTGGAGGCTTTCAGCTCATTTTCAGACAAAGCCTGAAGCGAAGCGCGCACTCCACCTTCCTCAAGGCCAGCCATAACTGCGCCACCAACTTCACCCACGGATCGCAACGCTTTACCGGCAAGAGACGCTCCAATCAACGTTCCTCCTGGGCCAGTGAACAGGCCGCCATACATGGCTGCTTTAGCAGTGTAGTTGGCTACAGCCTTACCGGCATCGGTAACTGCACCTTCACCTACAGCTTCAGTAAGCCTTGTGATCTGGTTGAAGGCCATCTTGGAAGCCTCATCAAGGGCTGTGCCAGCTATTCTTGCGCCAGTGAAACCTGCCTTGATCGCAGTGTCAGCCAAGGCTGTTGGCATGACGTATTTGAACATCGTGCCACCTGCTGCGGCTCCTGCTTTCTCAAGCGCACCACCAACAGGAGTGACAGCAAGAACATCAAGCACGTTACCAATCGAGTTGGCAGCAGCAACGTCTGCCTCAGTAGCACTAGGAACAAACTGTGGCTTGAAGTTGGCATCTCCAAACACAGGAGACTGTCCGCCGCCTTCGGCAATCATCTGCCCCTGAGTACGAGCAGCCATAGTCTTGCCCATCTCCTGAGTGTAGATAAAACGCTGAAAGTCTGCATCCGTATTGGACTCAGAGTCACGCAATGGAGACATGGCAACGTCACCAATCTTCATCTCCAGAAGGCCAGCCAGCATGGATAGACGCTCGTTGCCCTGCATGAACCCTTCCACGACATTCCAAGCGTGTCTGGCAGCCATGCGCTGATCTCCAACCCCAGGAACAACAGCCTGAACAGCAGCAGTGCCAAGCTCTTTGCCAAGGTAGCCAATGCCAGCCAAGGCATCCTTTGCAGCATGGTAAGCAATCGTGCCAAGACCTACGTCTTGTCCTGGGTACTTGTGCTCATCTGCTTTGAGTTGGAAGTAGTCATCCTTGTTGATCTTGGTGTACCACTCAGGATCAGTCATCTTCTGCACCTGAGTATCAGCAGAGTTCCTCGGGAAGCTTTCCCTGACCTCTGCCAGCGCATCAACCTTTGAGACTGAGGACGGGAACACCACAGTTACGTTGGATTCGTCATCATTGAAGCGCGTTGGAAGAACAAAACTGTACTCGCCAGTTTGCTGATTTGTCGGGCCTTCTACGATTGGAATATCTGTGTATTCGGGCATTTTAATCTCCTGACAACAAGAATGGATTTGGCGCTGGGCCAAATAACCTTACTCCAGTTGGAGCGACTGTACCATTCTTTAACGGCCTTGACATAGATTGATTTGGCGCAGGAGCTGAAATTGAAGTATCTTCAGGAAATCTCTTAATGAGAGCTGGAGTTGTTTTAATTTCACCAGTTCTAAAGCCTTCAATGGCAGCAGGGCTATCTTTGCCTTTGCCGATATTTGTATCCAAAAAGAAACCTCCAGCATCCTGTAGGCCCTTTCCGCCAAGCTTTTGGTAATAAGCATTGGTTTTTTCGTTGTTTATCTTTGCAGAAACCTTGTAAAGAGCTTCAACTTTATTTAAGAAAGCATCTGGATCTGCTGTAAATGCAGATATGAATCCTCTGTCTTGGGCAAGTGATGCCCATTCCCAAATTGGGGTAGATGTGTACTTTTGAAGCTCCGCCATGATTCGCCTGCCTTCCTCAACACCAACAGCATCAGGGGCAGAGACAGCAATTGTGTTGAGCATCTTTGGAATTTCAGTCTGGAGGAATAACTTCTTTTCCCCTGGATCCGCAATCATCTTTGCCCGCTCAAGCTGACCACGAAGGCTTGCAAGAACAGACAGATTCTTTTGATAATTCTGACCAAATGTCTCAACAGCAGTCTTAAATATTGGACGCTCTTCCATCCTCCTGATGTCCATGCCAGCGTATGGCAAATTGATCTGTTCCTTGTACATCTCAAGAGCGTTCTTCTGCTCTTCAGGAGGATACGCCTGCATGACGTACTGGATGGCCTTGTTAAGCTTTGCTGCCTTGTCTTTCTCAATGATGACGCGCTTGTACTCTTCCCTGTCTCCTTCAGTCGGGAGTGCTGCCATAATTTCATTGTGAGTCTTTGGACGAGACTCCTGCTCTTGAACCATCTGCCTGCCTCTTGAGACAGGCTCAGGAGCAGCTTGTGCAGCAACCTCGGCGGGAGCTTCAATCAGCGTTGGTGTAGGCCCAGACATGTCCCAGCGGCGGCCTGTGGCCTCGACTTTTGGAGGCTCCGGAAAGTATGAAAGCTGTGTTTTTTGTGCTCGCGTTAAAGAATCAATTGTTTCTTGCGGAAGGCCGCTTTGTTGCAGCTTTGATGTGTTTAAACTTTCAGCGTATTTCAATGCGTTTTCGGAAGCTGTGTCATATATAGCTCTCTTTTTTGCAGCTTCTTCCTCGTAAGTTTGCTCTGTAATTGCACGCTTGGACAGAAGCTTGTCCATATTCTCAAGATCACGCTTGGCATTTTCAGCCGTAGATTGAGCGGCCCCATATTTTGCGGAATCAAGAAATTCAGATAAATATCCCATAAATTACCTTCTAGATCTTGTTAATCCAAAATTTGGCTTATCAATGTTCATTAGGTTTTTAATTTGCTGTTCTTCTCCAAGAACATTCCAGTGCTCTTTTCCAAATGTACTAGCATCAACGTAAGCTTGGTGCTCTGGACGCAAATTTTCGTAATCAAATCTTCTTGGGACTATTTCACTTTCAGGGAAAAGCGGCGATGCGCCTTTTGCGGCCTCTTGAACTGCCGCTGTAACTGGAGTTGGAAGATTGTCACCATATGGCGTGATGGCACCGCCAGATAGCTGCCTTGCGGCTGGTGGTCGCACAGCCTCAGCGGGCGCTGATGGTGTCGCAGGTGCATTTAAGTCAACTCCTTTTGAGAAATCTAATGCTGGAGATGGATTTGCCTTTCTATTAAGCTGTGCTGCTCTGGCTGCGGCTTCCTGTGTCTGAGCGCCTTTAAGTAGGACTTCTGGGTCAGAGAGAGCAGTGGCAACTTTAATTTTCTGGGCGTACTCCTGACCAAGACGATAGTTTTCGTAAATTGGCGAAAGAACCTGTTTTGAGAATTGAGCGCCACCAAACTGACCATGCTCTTTAATGGTTTTATCAAGCATCCCAAGCATGGATTTTTTTCTCTCCTCGTAATCCGGAGCATCGGGATTAAGTCCAAGCATTTTTCCGTGTTCTGTGTCATTAATCACAAGCCTAGTGATGTCGTTGGATGTTTTAGCCTGCTTGTAGTCCCCATACGCCTCTCCAACAGATTGAAGTCCCTGGCCAATGCTCTGCCCAAGCGCGGAGTACCCAGACTGAATGCTTCTAGCAATGTTGGCTCCAACCTCTGGAAGCCCCTGGCCCATCATGGCCATCGCTTGAGGTGCATTTCCGCTATAAAGTTCTCTAGGTTTCATGTGTTAAACAGAAATTTTGGAATCCATCCACTTACGGACAAACGACTTTAGCAGAGGTTTATTTTTGATAAACTTAGCAAATCTTTCTCCGTACTTAATGTACGCATTGCGAAGCCAGCTTGGAGCTTCTTCAATCAACCACTCCCTAAACATCACCCATGACAGGTTGTGTTCTCCATATACTTCTCTAGCTACCCAGCACCCAATGGCTGCACCTGCGCCACCTAACAATCCGCCGCCAATAGCTCCAATCATGCCCATCTTTCCGGCAGACCTAGCAGCATCAGCCTGAGCCTGAGCGCCAGCAAGGCCCATCTTGGCGTTGTAGGCTCCAAAAATACTCCCCATGCCAGTCTGTGACTCAGGGTTAAACAGCGCAGGGCCAGCGGCACCTTGGCTAGCGAGAGCGTTGCCTACGGCCTGGCCTCCAAAGGCTCCAGCATACATTGGCTGTTGGTAGAATGAAGCTAGCGCAGGAGCAGACTGTTGCGTCAAATAAGAGCCAATGCCACTAGCCTGCTGAATGGCCTGCTGTTTCCGGCCTTGAGTGTACTGATAACGATTCAATACGCTAGCAAGGTCAGCCTGCCCCCCCAAGGCTGTGCCTCGTTGCGCAAACGGCTGCATGGACTGCTGGTTAATTGCACGTTGCTCTTCGGGAGAAAGCTGAAACCCAGCTTGCATTTGTTTGCCAAGATCATTCTCGGCATATCCTTTGAGCGCGCTATTGATGCCAGCAGTGCCTTGAGCCTGCTGGAAAGCTTGAATGTACCCAGGGGCACGCTCTTGCAACCCCTGAAGCTGATCCTTCTGTTGCTGTGTCGTGTAGGCGTTTTCAAGCTGAGAGTACTGAGGCTGGAGCTTGCCATACAAGTCCATCTGGGCTTGTGCATTCCTAGCTTGAATCTGGTTTTGTAGATCAGCGTACTGAGGCTGATACTTGGCCTCCTGAGCGTAGAGCTGAGGAGCAAGATCAATCTGAGCCTGCAAGATGCTCCGCATCGACTCATTGTACTGAGGCGCTGCCGGTGCCTTAATTGTTGTGTTTCCGCCGCCCATAAGATAAAATCCTTTCTAGCTTCTTTGCTGTGAGCGCTACTGCGCCACCTTTACGCCAAGTCCAAAGTTCCCTGACTGGCTCAGTTTGTTGTTTAAGAAATTGGCGAAGCACATCTTCATGCGCTTTGTGGTTTTCGGCCCAGACAAGGTGAGCCGTCCAAATTCCGTCAGCGTTTCCCCAAGTCCAGTCAAAATCTTTCTTGCCTGGGTGCGCTGTAGATACTCCGCAAATTTTGCCATCTTGCTCGTTCCAAAACAAGCCATTGTGGTGCGCATAGAAGCCAATGTATTCAGCAACAGTGTCCTTATCAACCATGCCAAGCATGTTGGTGTGGTCTTTGTTTTTCTCGTAAACCGAATCAATGATGCGCTCATACGTTTCAAGTGTAAGTGTTTTCACTTAGTAAATCACAATTGAAGATCTGGCTCCAACATCATAACTGGTTGGAATTGGATTGAACGATGTAAAAACAAATGAATTTGTTAATCCAACATTTCCGTTATGTGTGTTATTTCTTGGAACTTGCTTGCCCCCAGATTCCAAATAATCAAGTGCTATTAAATAACCAAAAACAGTAGATGCAACGTATGTTTCTGGAGCGTTTAATCCAGAAGAAGTCACAATTGGACACATTTTATTTATATCCACATCACTTGTTAAATTTACAGCATATGCCGCAGCTCCAGATGCCCCAAGATAAACAATGCTAGTAATTAAATTTGTTCCAGATTGATTATTAATTACACATTTTCTAATTGCAGTTATGTTTCCAGTTGAAGCTACTGGAGTAATTGCAGGAATTCCAACAAATGTATTTACATCAGTGACTGATGACACTTGAAACAATGTTGTAATTAATGGAGCTGCTCCTCCCGATACTTTTGTAAGTTCAGCTTGAAATTTATGTCCAACTAAAAATCCATGCGGTTGAGATGTGGTAAACGTAACAAAAGTTGTAGTTGCGTTGTAGGTTCCGGTTAAGACCGTTGTGCTTGTATATCTGCCGTTAAATTGAGCCTTACACCTTGGTGCAGTAGCATCAACGTATTGCTTTGGGGCAGCTTCAAGCGCATTAACTGGATCCTGCTTGAGTAGCATTATCTGATTTGTCGTCAGGAAGCTAATTCCTGTTGTTGTCAGATTTACTGCCTCAGACGTGGTTCCGGCCCTTATCGAATTTGAAGCAGTCAGATAGTCCGTAAGCGCAAGAGAACCAGTAAGCGTTTGTAACGGAGAGCTATTCTTAAGAAAATTTGCGTTAAGATGCGCAAGAGAAACGGCATTTAAAGCCGAAACTTGAGTTGTAGCATACAAGTTAAGTTGGCCTGTTGTTAAGCCATTGCTTCCATCTACTTTTAAATAATCAGCATTAAGTCCAAATGCTTGCTTTACTTGAGTGAAAGTAGCTTGTCCAAGCCCTGCGCCTTGTTTGACCAGCAAACTATCAGACAACGAAACTGATGCAAGTGCTGGTTGTGCAGTAATGGCCCCAGGTAGCAAAATTGCATTATCAACGTGCGCATTTAAATTTGTTGCATCTACTGAATTCCCATTAGCGTAAGTAGTGCCTTTTTGTATCTGTTGATCTGGCATAAATTATTCGTTTGAAACCATGTTCCTATTGGCGACAATGGCATAGATTACTCCAGACTTCAATGCTGGTCTTCCTGATTTAAACTGCACCTCCATGTCCATGCACGCGCCACGAAGCGCTATTCTTGGGCGAAGTGTAGAATCCCCAATGTTAGATCCTGAAAAGGTGTATTCCATGACAGTCTCTTGAATGTCTGGATCATGTGTTCTTGCTACAATCCAAACAATATCTCCTGGCGAGTTATTAAATTGATACTCTCCACGGCTAAACCGCTTTTGATTTGTATTATTAAAAGTATATTGTCTTGATCTTATTCTAGCATCAATTGCAAACAAAACTGGCGCACCAGAATTTAATGTTGCTGGAAGAAAAAATGGTAAAGTTGGAGATCCGCTTGATGTGTTAAATTGATCACCATACCCAGACACTGTGTCGTTTGGGTATTCTTCAGTAAGAAAAATCCCACCAAATTGAGTTGGCCCCAAAAAGTTTGTCAAAATAAATTGTCTACGCTGATTACCGTACTGACACACTGCGTATCCGTCTATGAACAGCGATCCAGTTGACGTTACAGGGTAAGTGTCAACAGATTCCCAGCTTTGGTTCAACGTGTTATAAACAAGTACTCTGTTTGGGCGTGTAGCATCCCCAACTGGAAGCGCAATAAAGAACCTATTGTCGTAGTAATTGGAAACAACGCTTGATGCTGCTGCGTAGTTTACGCTGTCAAAAAAGTCGTCAATTGGCTCACTGAGCGGAATTGTGTTTCCAAGAAGCTTAAGGTCAAGCTGAGGAGTTAAAACGTGCACACCTTTTCCAGATAGGAAGAACACAAATTGACCGGCAGCAACAATGCTCTTGCGTGACAAACAGCCTACCTGCGTGGTCACAACAGTGACGCTGCTATTGGCCCCAGGAGACGTGTCTCCAGTTCCGCCATACGCAGTCGTCTCAACGTAAGCGATCCAGATGGAACGCTTCATAAACACGAGGAATTGATTTTCGATCCAAGGCAATACACCTACAATTGCATCATTGCCACCTTGGTTAATTTTAAAGTTGTTGATCTGAAAATCAAACAAATCACTAAAAATGTCACTGACAACAAGCCGGTCATCAGTGACTTTGCAAACTAATCTGCTTTGAAAATAAAATCCAAAATCAGCAGGAGGAACAGAGCCACTTGCAAGTGTCCCCTGCGCATTGTCAATAATAGACGTTTGAGGCGCGTACCCAACTGCTGCAGATACTCCATCCCAAATTAAAGGAGGCTTAACTTTAACAACGCAAGCATAAACATGATTTGCTGCATTTACATTTGCTCCTGTATTGTTTGTGTAAACAAAAGTAAATGATGTTGAATTTACTGAAGTTACTAAATACGAATTATTAATACTTGCATGCTGAGCATCGGTTATATTAAATATTGTTACTTCATCTCCAACTACATACGTTGTTGATAAAGAGTTTATCCATGTAGCTGTAACTGTTACTGAATTTCCCACAGTTACTGAAGCATGGGCTATATCAATCGCTGACGTTGTGCTTGTTCCTCCGGTTCCATATCGCGTTTCAGTCTCCTGTCCGCGAAAGATGTACAGTTTGTCCAAGGCTTGAACAACATCTACTGCGCCGCCTTCGTCAATATCTCTGCCAGTTGGAAACAATATCTTTGATCCAACTGTTGTTGTCTCAGTGTTGTAAAGCTGAATGCCATCCCTATACACCAGCACAATGTTGTCTTGACCAAGAGCGTTGGTATACGTGCTAGACCCAACCATGTACTGGCTATTCATGGTAGAGTCCGTAAGCCTCTTGCAGCCCTTCCTGGGCTGTGCAGTGCCGCGTTGCATTCTTACATTGTGAGCCTCTTGGGCAAAGCCAGGCTGCAAATTACTAGGATCAAGCCGAGAATTCAGCCCGATGTAATTTGAGTCAGTGTCTTGTAAGACCTGCTGTGACGGCTGTGACGGCATATTATTTCTTGGAAATCTGCCTTACAAAGATGGTGCTCTGTGGCTGCATCTTCGGCTCAGAATCACTGCCATCATCGCAGTTGTTGACGATCATGCGATCAATTTGTTTAAGGGCATTCTGAAGTGTGTCACGAAGATCTAGCAAGGATTGCGTCTCCATCTGCTCATCTTCTTCCTCCATCATGTCATCTTCTTCACCGTAGCCGCATTCATCGCAGCAACCGTTGGATTTCATCTCCATTCCACAGTCAGGGCAATAGTTGCTCTTTGACCCCAACATTGAACCAAGTGCGTTCATTAAACTCATACAATAAATTTCTCCAAGTAATTTGTTCTGTTTAGCCAACCCTCTTCAAATTCTGCGTATTGCTCTGGCTTGTTCTTAACAAGAGCCTTATAGAAGTCACGCTTTTTTACAATGAGCTGCATTGCCACGACATCTGCGCTTCTAAGTTTACAGGCGTTTTCTACAGCCGCTTGCGTGTTTGGCCCCCATGCTCCATCGTCTTTGGCCCCACAGACCCGCTGAAGCAGCTTTACAGCTTGTCCTGCCCCTATGTTTACACACCCATCAAAGTGAACGGCATTGAGGGGCCACTCCAGCTTGTCGCAATGATATTTTTCCCAGTACTCTTTGCGGTAGATCTCAACAGCTTGATCTTCGGTAAGGCTTTCAATGTCTACCCTTGGATGGCTGCGCTGGTCTATGCCCCACTTTGTCAGTCCTCCTGGGTCTTTGCTAACATTCTCCGAGATCACATGCTCGTCGTCGATCTTGCCGTAATGCCCCTTTTTATAGACGCACTCACGCTCAAAGATAAACTGCACACATTTATCAAAGTCACTCATTTTTTTCGGTCTTTGATTTCTTGAACTGTCTGAACAATCTTTACAACCGTGTACACAAGAGATGCTACCATAACAAGCAGCTTAATTACTTCAGAAAAATCTGAGATACTAACGACAAATGCCGCCAGATTTACAAAATTAACTCTCAGCATCTCTTCTATGTTTCGGTCAAGCATGAGCGATGAATGTAAGGTTTGATGCCGGTGTTGGGAGTTTTCCGTGTTCATCGTATATTCCAGAATACGGTGTAATTGTGTCAGGCGGAAGGCCGTTTCCGTCTTGCCCTGCTGGTGGCAGGATTCTTTGTAACCTTGCCAGCACTTGAAGGCCTGCTGGCGGCACGCCTCCGAGGTAGCGCTTTTGCATTTCTGGAATTGATGGTATTGGCAAGACTGTCATTTTTGAATTTCTTTAAGAGTGAAGGCCCAAATTTTCCAAGACTAAACCCAAGCGCACCGGCAACTACCACCCAAATTGTGGGTGCAATTAGTGACAATAGATTGACAAAGATGACCATTTTTGGAGTCATCTATTTTGGATTTGTTTAAGTGCCGAGATGGCATCCATGTAGGACAGTTCCAGTTGTTGATAACGCGCACCGGAGTGCCACACTTCATTTTCCTGCGCTTGATACGTTTGCCCCTTGTACAGGCGCAGAACTCCCGATGCTGGGTATAGCAATGCCGCTGGCGCGGGCGAAACGCGAGCGCAGCCTATCGGCCAAAGCATCATTGCCAGCATTGCGGGCTTCAAGAATGGCGTTTTCAATTTCATCGCAATATTTCTCGATTTCGCGAGTTAGCTCCCAATGCGCTGAAACCACTCGCAGTTGCAACCAAGAACTAAGCGTTTGGAGAAGCAGGAGGAACATTGGTGTTTTCTCCCATAAACATTGCGGCAGCTCCAGCAATCGCAGCAAGCGCATTTGCAATGGCCTGGAACTTGGCTTCAGGAATGTGAACGCCGCCAAGCGCAAGAAGAGCCGCTAAGCCAGCGTATGTCGATGGCTCACGGAGCCGTGCAAGAATAGTCTTCATAGTTATTGCTTCTGAATATTGATGATTCTGCTGTTGTCTTGAGTGGCCGTAAATTCGTGCATTTGAAACGCTGGAAGATCAATCACAGCACCGGACTCAAATACCTTGTTCATAACTGGAGTAACCACTCTGATGGCTCCTTTGGCTACAATGGTAATGTGCTGTGTTGCTTCGTTGTGTCCATGTATTGGTAACACATCGTCAACTTTTGGAAAGTCATAAATTGACCCAACGATAATTCCAAATTTAAAAGGCTTTGGAGTAACTACCATATTACAGGACGGTAGGTTGCTCAGTGTTTGTGCATTCGGAAGGGTCAATAGAAATTGAAATTACGCTAGGAGAAGGCTCAGGCAGCTTTTCAAATCCATTTTCAGTGTATCTATGGCTGTCAGGTGTAATTTCAGAATCATCAGGCAACTCAACCCAAATTACACCATTAAAATCACCTTCAATTTTTTCTAAAAGCACTTCCCTAAAACTATAGGGTTGCTCAATGTCAAAAGTTGTAATTAGTGCGTATTTCATATTCCTGATCCCCATTGAATCCTGCAATAACCAGACTGAGAATTTGTTGATCCTTTATTGCCAATAGTTACTGCATTTGTATATGTCGTAGCTCCGTTTATGTTTGCATAAAACATTGCATAGCCACCTCCTCCACCTCCACCAAGGTTAAAGGCAGTGCCATCAGATCCAGCTCCTCCCAAGCTGCCATAAACAGGAAGGGATTGACCAGAACCATAGCCGCCGCCTGCTCCACCTTTTCCATATGGGCCTATACTTGGGTTTAACCCAACTTGCCCGCCAGTGCCAATGTAATTGGTAGTACCACAGCATATAATCCTGTATCCTCCTCCACCTCCTCCACCTCCCATGCCAATTCCAACATCAATTCCTATGCCTCCCTGGCTTCCATCTGCATTGGTATTATAATCTCCGCCATTTCCTCCAACAGCAGAACCAACAACTCCCGCAACTGCACTAACTCCACCTCCGCTTCCTCCAGTTTGTGGAGAAGACCCAAACGGCTGTCCTGTTGCTCCTCCTCCACTTGCAATCACAGACACTCCTCCGGCAGAGAATGCTGAAGATCCTCCATTAGTACCGCTTCCTGCCCCGCCGCCACCTCCAATCAAATGGACTCGAACTCTGGTTACTCCGGCAGGAATCATGCCAGATGTAATCGACTGGTTTGTTCCTACAGTAGTAAACTCAACAAACCCGCTTGCGATTACTTGCGACAGTGATCGTGTTATTCCAGAAGAAATAATCATATTAAACAATATCGCCAGCTAATGTCCAGGTGTCTGTGGCAACTTTGATAAGAGTTATTACAGAGTATTGAGTGTTGGTTTTTACCTTTGCTCCAGCAGACTGAAGGGTTACGCCGCTAGTAGCAACAACAGTTACTTGGTTTGCGGCAGATCCAGTTTGCTGCACTAAAACCTGAGTCCCTATCGGAAACGCAACTGAAGAATTTAAAGGAATAGTAAGGTTTGCGGCAGCAGATAAGTTCATTGGAATGAACGTATTTACGTCAGTAAGAACTAGTGTGTATGCCGCTGTTTTTGCGGTTGAAACAGTAGTTGTAATATTTGTGTTATTAAGCGCTGGAATATCACCAGCCACAAGCGTCCTAAACTGGGCCGTGCCTGCGCTCGCCGCCGGTGCTGCATAAACAGTCGCAGCAGTTTGAGAGCCGCTTAAATTCGCGGCAGTCCCAGTGGTATTTTGGTTGAGCGTCGCTATCTGCGAGGTGTAAATCTGCCCGCTCGAGTTGAGTTGCGGCACCAAGTTTGCCACCTGGCCGGTTGTCAAACATCCGAGTTGCGTTGTGGTAATTGCAGTGATACCAGCCGTCGTGCCTGTGCCGCCATTAACCGCAGGAATCACAGGCATTTGCGCCAGCGACAGCAACCCGGCCGTCGTCAACTGCGGGATAAAGCTAGCCGTCTGCGCAGTCGTCAGAGATGCAATTTGCGTGGTATTGATGCCGGTGATACCGGCAGTCGTCCCAGTTCCGCCGCGCAAAGTTGCCAATGTGCCGCTGGTAATCTTGGCAGCATCAAGGCCAGGGATGTCCGTTGTCGTCAGCGCCCTAAATTGGGCCGTACCTGCCGCACCCGCAGGTGCCGCGTAAACAGTCGCCGCTGTCTGGCTTCCCAGAACAGTGGCAACGTCTGCCGCTGCCGCTGCTGTCAGCGCATTTGCTCCGTTACCCTTGGCAATGCCGCTAATTGTTCCAATCGGCGCTTGATAGTCAGTACCTGCAACAGCTGCTGTTAATGCGTTAGCGCCGTTGCCTTTTGCAATACCGCTTATTGTGCCAATGGGAGCTTGGTAATCAGTACCGGCCACGGCCGCCACCATTGCGGTTGTCCCTGTGCCTTTAACGAGTCCAGTCAGCGTTGCCGCTCCTGTTCCACCGCGCGTCACCGGCAGCGTGCCGGTTGTCAATTTGCCAGTGTCCAAATTTGGAATATCCGCCGCCGCCAGTGCACGCAACGTGATGTTTGTGCCATTCCCAGCCAGCACCTGGTTGGCAGTCACTGCACCGGAAAGCGCATTGATAGCCGCCTGTTGCGTTGTCGCCCCGGTGCCACCGTTTTCAATAGATGTTGCGCGTGCGGTATAGTCGTAAACGGTTACATTTGAGTTAATTAAAATGCTAAATGAAACTCCTGAGACGCCGTTGGAATACGAAATTCCGTTGAGCGCGGCAAAAACAAGCGGGACAGCGCCCGTGATTGTATATGCCGAAGTGTCCGAAATTGCGAACGACGAATTAACAATGCCCACCGTTGTCGATTTGGCGGGGATGCCTCCAACTGCCGCAGCGTAGCCAGTCAGCATATTGATGCCACTGCCGCCGGATGCTGTGTTGGTAAAATTTGATCCGTTACATGTCAGCAAACCGTTTCCAAGGCGCACAACCTCAGCACCCTTGCCGATCAAAACCGAATCGTGAATTTCTACGTATGGTGTCTGGCCAAAGGTTGCCGTGAAGCCAGCCGCAGGCGTCTGCGGAGTCGATGACATCGTGACTGTGCCGGATCCGATAGCGGTGATCGTCGTCGTTGAGTAAAGCCCTGTGCCAGAGATCTTTTGCCCAACAGATAGTCCTGTCGTGTCGCTTACCGTAAGCAAAAATGATCCAAGTGTTGACGTTGCTGTTTTTGTAAGTGTCGTTGACGTAGGCACATCAATTGCCCTGCCGAACACGTCAAAAAGCACATTGTTAGACAGATACAACGGCCCGTTGCCTTGCAAAATTCCGTTTGAAGCAGCGTTGCCGGTGGTGCTTTCAAAGCGGCAATTATCGATGTAAAGCGAGACGTTGTCACATGTGCTTATGTGGCTCACTCCGCTGTTTTTGCCTCCCGAAAATACGCACCCAACAAATCGCAATTGCGAAGCGTATTTAAGACCACCAGAGCCAGCGACAACCGAGATCGTGTTCGCGGTTAAAGATGCTGAAATAAACGTAAAATTCTGAAAACCAATGCGGTTGCTATTTGCCGCCAACGCCGCATCTGGCGTGTATGTGTGCGAGCCTTCAATTTGAATTGCGTCAGAGTTGAGCGCGTTTGTAAGCCCCACTAGCGCCACACTGCCCTTTAGCGTCAAGTTTTCGACGTAATTGCCCGCTTTTGGCGGAATTAACACTGTAAATGGATTGCCGGCAGATGCACTTGTGCAAAGATCAATGCACCCTTGGATTGTGGAAGCATCAATTCCAACTGTTTTTACCTGAGTTCCAAGCCCATTTGCGGTTAGCGTAATGGCACCAGAACCGTTTGTAACGGTCATGCCAGTGCCTGCTGTCAATGTAGACTTAGCAAGCGTATTGCCTGTTGTGTTGCCAATAAGAATCTGGCCGTCTGTAAAAGAAGTCTGATTTGTGCCGCCGTGAGCCACATTAAGCGTGCCGCCAAGGGTCACAGTGCCGTTTGTGGCCGTTGCTGGAGTAAACCCAGTGTTATCTGCGCTAAAAGTAGCAACTCCAGAAGCTGCTGCCGCAAACTGTGTGAAATTAATGGCAGTGACTCCAAAGTTAATTGGAGCGGGGGTCTGTTGCACCCAAGCCGTGTTTGCAAGCGTGCTATTAAGCACCAACACAAAGTCCCCAGCCTGCACTTCGTTGATACCAGTGCCGCTTGTGTCGTAGTCCGAAGCGCGAGTCAGAATGTACGGAACGGTCGCATTGTCGCCTTGTTGTGTGACGGTGTAAATCCCGTTTTGAAAAGCGCTTCCTTGGTTTTTTACCAAAATACGCTTTCCTGTGGCAACCGTAATGCCATCTACAACTAGCGGCACATTTGTGCTGCCGGTAAGAGTCGCATTTACGCCCACGCCAGCCCCACCTGGCTGGTTGTATGTTGCTGCTGGAGAAAGAACAGCAAGAGTTGCGTAATCTGCCGCATCATGAAAGTTAATTCCAGACCCAATTGAGTCAGCGTAAGCTTTGTTTGCAATATCTGTTGCAGCACTAGGCGTTGTAGACACTGTTCCAGTTGTAAGTGCTACAGAAGTAATGTCTGTATTTACGCCAGATGCTGCTGCGCCAAGAGCGGTACGCGCGGTTGGTGCGCTTGTGGCCCCAGTACCACCGTTTGCAATTGCTGCAATTCCAGTGATGTTTCCTGCTGTTCCGGTAATGTTGCCACTTGGAACCACATAATCCGTGCCTGGAGTTGCAGCCGTCATGGTTGCCGTTCCATTGCCTTTAACAATTCCCGTTAAAGTGGCAGCTCCAGTCCCACCTCGATTGACTGCAACAGCATTCCCATTCCATGTTGCGCTTGTGATTGAGCCAGGGTAATCAAGTGTGTTTGTGCTCCAGCTTACATTGGAAGGAGCCTGTTCGTGACGCTCCCAAGACCCAGCAGCAACAGCATTTGACAAAAGGGAAACTGCTGAAAATCCTCCAGATGGAATAGACGCAACAAGCGTGCTGGAGTTGTTATTAACGCTAATTGCTCCGCTGCTTTGGTTGTTGTTAAACAAAAAAACAACGCCATTTTGCAATGTTGTTGCGTCAGGAAGTTTGATTGTTTGGCCGCCAGAACCTGTCACTAAATAATTGGGAGCAGATTCTACAGTCAAAACAACCTGAGTTCCAGACGCAGTAATTGTTGAAAAACTTTCAATTACAGAATTAACTGAAATATTCTGACTTGCATCACGCAATACTACAGAGTTTGCGCCAGATGATATGGCCACTCCAGTTCCACCATTGGAAACGGCAACTGGAGATGAAAGCGCAATCGTGCCGCTTTCAGTGATTGTTCCTCCGGTAAGGCCAGTTCCTGCTGTAATGCTAGTTACAGTGCCTGCGTTCTGCGTGCCTCGAATCAAAGAGCGCGTAGCAGTTTTTGTAGAGCCTCCTTGGTTAATAACAACGATGTCAGCATCAGAAACGCTTGATGCTACTGGAAGTTGAGAAATCTTGATGTCGGCCATAAATTAATAATTAAGCAAGCGTTGCGTACTTCCATGCAGATCCGTTGTAAACGTAAAGTCTGTTATTTGCGGTGTCCAAATACATTGGAGCGTATCCAGTGATTGCTGTGGGAACTCCAGTAGGAATGCCAGCAGCTTTTGGAATATGCACAAATCCAGTTGTCATTGTTGTGCTTGGCGGCACGCTACCTGAAATGTTGCCGGATGCTTTAAGTGTTCCAGTTACAGTGGTATTTCCAACAAGCGATACTGTTCCAGCAATTGCAGAATCTCCATTAACCTGTACTCCTCCGGCATTTACAGTTAATCCTCCAGAAAGCGTGCCACCACCAATTGGTAAAAACGATGGTGCAAATGCGTTTAAAATTTGATTTGGCGTAACTTGAGCCGTAATTCCATTTTGCATAAGTGGAATAGACTCAGTTCCAGTTAAGCTAGATACAGCAGGAAGTTCTGAAATTAGTTTTGTGGCCATATTAACCTGTAATTAAATGCTCTGAAAGTTCTGATGTAAGACGAAATCCTGTTTCGGTATTTATTATATCTCCAAGACTAGAGCCAGTTTGTATTTTTTTAAACAAAAAAGTCTGACTGCCGTTTGCATGAACTTGGATGCGAGCAGACGGCTTGTCAAAGTTGTTTGACGTGCGCGGATTCCGTTTGCGTAAATATTTAGTGATCATATTAGTAGGTGTACGCCATGTTCATGCGCTGAACCTGGCCCTGCTGGCGCAACAGCACATCAATCTGCTGTTGAATTGCAACCTCTGACATGTTGTTAAGTACCTCGGCTTCTTCAAAACGTGCTTCAGATCTTAAGAAATCACAAGAAACTGCGTTTACAAGAAAGTCCCTAAAGCGATATGGAATGTCAGCGCTTTCCCAATATTGACTTGAGCTTTGAGGAATGTTTGCGGTTGTGCCTGAAATGCAGTTCCAAAACTCTCCGTTGTAATACACTTGCTCTCCAATCGCGTAGGCTTTTAACGGATCAAATGCAGCTCCAAATAACCTTGTTGCCGGTATCCTATATCTGACAAACTTTTCTCCAGTATTGTAAACTCTTATAAATGAAGAATTTTCAGATAAAACATTTAACAAAGATTGCCTGTGATCAAAATCTTCAATTACAAAATTCTCTCTTATGCAGCGTGTTGTTGCCCTTGGATCGTTATTAAAAATTTCAATTCCTTGAAGCTCCGCATCATCAAGTTTAATTAAAAATTGTTTATTTGAATTAAATACAAGAGTTGCTGTTAATTTTTGATTTGCAGATTGTGTAGATGGATACGAAACAGAAGGAATGTCTTCATTTTGATCAAACGCAAAACTTACAGCAAAAACAAATGGCCCATTTCCGTCATTGTTATCTTTGCTTTCAATTGCAAATGCATAGTTTAAATCATTAACATTTTTTCCATCAATGTAAAATGGATTAAGAATGGTAATTTGTGACGTTTCTATTGTTCCAAGATTGTACAGATTATCCGAAAAATCTTTTAAATAAACCGGAGGAAACGATTGATCTAAATCAAGTATTAAATATGACTTCCAATCAGGCGTCCAGGCCAAGAAATAGTCATCTTGAGTAATCAATAAATAGCCGTCTTCAGTTGCAATAGCATCGCTTGAAAGCGAAACGCTTTGAATGGGTAATCCAGGGAACGTATTCATGTGCCGTTGTGTATCCGGCCACTCTTCCCTGTCCCATATTTGCGTCATCCTGCGTGTTGCAAGGTCGCGGATGACGTTGAACGACTTTGTATTCAGTGTATCTATGTCCAGCCCAATTAGCTGACATGTCTGCGTTAAGATGTCACTGAACTTTACGGTCTTCATTTAGCTGATGGAGTCCAACCAACTTGAATTTCTTTAGTCCCCCCACTATTGACTCGAAGCTCTGGATTGTCACGCAAAAATTCATCCATAAACTCTTTGTCATTCCAGCAGCCATAACCAAGTTTTTGTCCCCAAAAATGATAAGCTGTCGTTGGAATACGAGCTACGAGTTGCCCTAGTCCTTCAATGGATTTGTGTCTTTTAGCGTTCTCTTTGCCAAATTTGCGGGCTTCTACAGCCGCTTGAATTTGATTACGTTGCCAGCCGGAACGAAGCTCTTTTTCAAGCTGTCCATGAAGTGAAGGGTCAATGCTTTCAATCATAAAATGGTGCGTGTCTCTCCACGCTGTCACACCACTTCTAGAAACGCAACCGTGATCGCGTACTGGCAGGTGTCGCTCAGAAGGCTACTAAGCAGCAGCGTAGGTGAACTTGCCAAGGCCGAGCGGGTTGCCAACTACAAGACCAGCAACAGCCTCGATCAAACGAGCAGGGCCGCCACCGTAGTCAGGCAGTGCCGTGACCTGGGCCACGTTGCCACCGTAACGAACTTCAATTAAGCTCATATCCAGAACCAGGCCGTAAGCAGTCTTTGCGGTGTAAGTGTTGCTGGAGATCGTCCCAAGGAATGTGGTAGGATGCAAGCGCACCGTACCGAAATCGCCTTGGAATACGTCCATGGACTGGATGTATGTGTCAGCAGCAGCGTCACGCTGGAATGTCTGGATCTTTGTTGCCCCAGCACCAGTCACACCAACAGTGCTCGTGGTCGTCAGTGCAGTCGTTCCAAGCAGGCCAGTGAAGGCGCGCTTAAGATCCGTTCCAACGATACAATCAAAGGACTTGTACTGACCAGTCACATCAAAGATGGATTTAAGTAAACCCTGTACCGTCACATCGCTCAATGCGGAGGCATTGGAACCAGACACAATCGAGCCACCAGGCGTAATGAACGAAGGAGCTGTGGTTCCAGAACCAATGTTGATTCCCGTCCCAATGTCGTCGCCGCCAATCCAAGATTGAACGCCAGCCGTGAGATAAGGGTTTGTGCCGTCATCAATCTGACCAAGCTGATTGGAGGTGAAAGTCACTTCCATGTCACGCTTAAGGCCAACGATAGCCTTAGCTACGTTGTCAGAAAGCGAGTCACGCACGCCAGCAACATCAGCCAGATCCTGCGCAAGCTTAGACACGCGAACAGTGCGGCGGAAAATCTGCGCATAGTTTGCGAGCTGCTTGCGGTAACCAACAACATAATTGTTGTAGGAGCTAACGTCCGTGCCGTCAACAACACCACCAACTTGAGGAGTTGGGTTCTGGTCTGCCTGCCACTGGAATTTCATATTCCCTGGCTTGCTGCCTTTGCGGGCCATGGACACAAAAGGAGTGTCACGAGCATCCACAAGGGCGATCATGTCTGCGAGGTCTTCGCGTTTACCGCGACCGGAGAGATTAGGTTCAGTAAGAAGTGCCATAAAAATAATGAGTTACTAAATGAAAGGGTTTACACAAACCCCATTGCTTTAACCAAGTCAGTCAATCCTTTCTGATCAGAAGAATTTCTTGCGAAATTCCTCTTTAAAGTGGCGATGTCTCCGTCTTGCTTGGGTGCAGGAGAAGATTTAACTCCAGGCTGAACTTGCGCACGCTTGATTACTGGAGCTGTTTTCTTTGCCTTTTGGTCGTTGTATGCTTTTGCACCCAACGCCAGTAGACCAAGGACATGCTTGTGATCAGGGCGGCGTTTAATCTCCGGAAACTCTCTCAAGACCTGTTGCGTGAATTGGTATTCCTCGCTTGCAGGGTTTGAGTACCAAGGAAAATCTTTAGTTACCTGAGAATCAGCAGCGGCTTGCGTCTGCAAGTACTGCATTCTTTGAGGAAGTTCGATTTCTTTCCGTTTCATGGCCGTCCGTTTCATGGCTCGAACTTCTGCTGCAGTGAGTTCATGCTCATCGCCATTTGGCAATGGAATGACTCCACCATCTGCATTGTCTTCGCACCACAAAATAACTTCCAATGCTTTGCTGTACTCTTCTTCCACTCGTTTAGGAGTGTCCAAAGTTGCAACAAATTCTGAAACGTCTGGTTTTCGTACCGGAGTTGATGCCTTTGCAGACTGCAGTTCTCCCTCTAATTGGGACAACCTAGTCTTTTGGGCATCTAGTTCAGCTTGAGCGGCCTTCTTTGCAGCAACTAATTTGTTGATGCGTTTCTGGACTCCCTTGCTTAACGTACTTTCGTCAACTTCAGGTTCGGATTGATCGGGCGCATCTTCGGACTGATCGACATCCTCTTCAGAGGTATCGGTTTCCTCGGGCGTACCCTCTTGCTCCGCTTTGGCGGGCGCAGTTTCCTCCTCGGAAAGGAAGCCGGATTTCAACAAGTCTGTAAGACTGTTTACGTCCAAATGACCGAGTTTATTGTCAACGGGATTATTTGCTGCCTCCTGACCCGCAGAATCAGGCTGTGTGTTTTCTTCGTTCATGCAGTTAAGGTTGCAAGACCCTTTATTTAATCAATCCAGTAACGCTGGAAGGCCCGTTGTTTGTATTTATTACAAATCTTCTTCAGAAGTCAAACCATTTAATAATCTGGCTTGTTGTCTTAATGCTATTAACATTGAAAATATCATATTAGCACCATCAGCTTGTCCGCAAGCATGAGTGCGATCTTCGCCCTTTACGTTGCCGCTAATTGCGTGCATCCAAAGGGTTTCCTGGCTTTCCTGAATGGCTTTAAGGATTTGATCCCATAAAACATTCTTTCCCGTAAAACCAAAAGCGTTACGCTGGTCGTCTGTCATTGTTGTCCTGGTTGAGGCTGAACTGGATTAACGCCAATGCGCCCAATTTGAGCGTTTTGATGCTGCGTTATCGACATTTGCAGACTCTTAACGTAGTTCTGGAACAACGCCTGAAAGTTCTGATCCTGCTGCAAAGCAGCCTGCGCCTTTTGGTTTGACTGCAGGATCTGCTGTGCATACTGCAACTTTGTCTGAGCAGCCGGATCGTTTTCTTGGTAGATGGCCTCGTTGCCCAATAGCATGTTCCCGATGTCAGACTGCACGTCTTTGTACATCTTCTGGGAAGCCTGCTGCGGATTCATAATCAGCTCAGATGCCATCTCTGGAGCGATAGCCTGGATCATCATCTCTGTGAGGCGATTCCGGTTTAGCACTCCACCAACGTCAAGTTGTGAGATCTGCGTAAGGAACTGGATTTTCTGTGAAACGTATTCCCTGTCCAAATTAGCCACGTCAAACCGAACGTTAATGTCAAATTCGTTGTGTATATCTGACAAGTTATGAGGCAACACGCCTCCAGTAATGCGCTGAATCTCTTCTGGAGACATGTACTGGCAGCACAACGAGAACATTTGTCGGAACACGGAACGCCATGTTGTTAGCCATGAGTTCACTAGTGCCTGCTGAATCAACTGCGTCTTAAGTGGTGCAACGGCAACGTTGATAGTGCCAAAGTAAGCAGCGTGATTTGCTTCAACACGGTTAATTAGATTAAACGCTACAGTGGGTTCACGCGCAGGTGGATCCATGAACGTGTAGTCGTTCTGATTTGTCACAGGAAGCGCAACTCCAGGGCCAATCTTGTTGATCGTGCCGATACGCTTTACCACCTTGATCGGAGGAAGCGTGGAGAACGCAGTGTGGTCACGGATCGAGTCGTGCTGGGCTTTGATCTCATCCTGATCAGTCGCCGCAAGTTCAGGAATGCCGCGAGTATCGACCACAGCACGACGAAGCTGTTCACGTCTAAACTCAACAAAAGGGTATTCTCCATGTGCGTAATCAAGCCGCTCGTGAATGGCCCAAGAGTCAGTGAACCTGGGCATGTTGCTGGCTGCCTGCGGGCAAATCACAGTGTAGAAGATGGCGGGGGCGTCCCCATCCATGCTTTTGGTGTAGCAATAGACTACCTCCACCATGTTGCTGTAATTTGTGCCATTGTAGGCTAGCATCGTGGTCGTAGGCAGCAGGTTAATGTTGTAAAACGTGCTGCTTTTGCCGAGCTGTTGCAGGGCGAGGTCTACCCAGTCTGCGTTCCAGCCTTCGGTCGCGATTTTTTCACGCAACTCAACTTCAGACATCCAAGTCCTACGGAAAATAACACGCGCCCGCTGGAGGTCTGCTGCCTCTGGCGGAAAGATAATCTCATCCCAAGGCTTGAGAGCAACGACTTCAGGAAGGTTTTTGCTGACATATTCTTCGTCGTAAGTGGTCTGGCCTGTCTCTGCCAGTTCCTTAACCATCCGTTTTGCCTCTGACTTTGTGGCGTTCGGAATGGCAGTCTGGATGATATCAGCAGCCATTTCAGGCTGTTGCATAATCATCTGTGGCAACTGCATCAGCGTTTCGCTGCCAGATTGCTGGGCCATCTGCATGATCTCCTGCATGGAGATCGGCTGAGAACGCTTAGAGATGTTCTGCTGCCAGCCTACAAAGAACGCGCTCCAACCATACTGCAAGGCGTACTGAGCGCCCAATTCTGCCTCTTTGCGGAGCTGCTGAGACATTTTACTGTCACGAATCCACTTGAGCAGCGTTGTGCCGATGCTGGACAGTGGCATGTCGGTCAGTTCTGTACCTGCAGAACGGATTTCGGCCTTCTCAAAAGCTCCTGTGAGTAGGTAGGTTAACTCGTTGCAGCTTGAGTCGATCAAACGATTGCGAACGTCAGAAGCACCCTCAAAAGGCCAAGCGGGACTGTTTTCAGGACGGTTTTCGCTGTGTTTCTTGCCGTCATCTGTCTGTCCAGTCCAGCGAGCAAAACGGATATTATCAAATTTTGTAACGAGATTGCCCTGACTGGAATTGACCATTGCACGATTGTATTCGCTTAGCAAATCTCCAACATGCGGATTGGCCGAGGCAAATGCCAATGGGTCTGTCTTAGTATTGGGCATAATCGTTTAATTAATAAGTCCCACACTTTGCTGCAGATTGCCAGTGCTTTTTCCACTTTTCACTATTTATGTGCTTTGGCTGCATCACAACCATGTAACCTAAAGCATCAATAGGGTCTTTGCTGGCGCCCTTTTGGCCATCAAGTCCAGTCCACTCTGTCATGCTAAATATAAGATTCTGACAGTCTTCATGTATCATAAGTTTTGGGTGGTTTACACCTTTTTCCATTGCTTCTTCTCTATTCCAACTGAGCAAATCATTGATAATTAACACACGTTCTTCCACGTTTACGGATACTGCTGGAGTGAAATAAAGTGCGTTTTCAGCCTGACTGAGCAGGTCAAGAAGTGTGACACCCCCATCGTTGGTGATAGATTGTGTGCCTGCGCTTCTAGGGTCAATGTATCGTTCTTCAATTTCTTCCCTGTTTGCGTCTCGACGCTCTGTTTCCAGTGCCCAGATCAGATTGGTATACTCGTCAATGCCTCTTCCTGCTCCAGCTTTCTGTGCTGGGCCTGGTTTGCCGTCCGCTTTTTCACCTGGCATTGCCCACTCGCCATATGACCTGTCGGGCCACTCCCTGTAGACCCAGATGATACCTTCCTCGTCTACTCTAGCCCAAAGCATAAACCAGTTTCGCGCTCCGGCAGGGTCAGCGACCATGTAGTTTGTCCCTGACGGGCAAATAGTGTCGATGTCACCCTGAAATACGTTGTGCTCACCAAACATCGGAAACTGGCTGCCTGCTGTCTGCTCTGCCCATCCGTAAGCGCGGATCTTGATGTCATAGGTGGAGCGTCCCTTAAGCTCACTCTTCATGCGATCCCAGTTGTTGTATGGGTTCAGCTTGGAGTGAAACCAGACTACACCATGCCTGCCCATGGGATGCTCGGCAGTGTACGGCATATGTCCCTTTGGCACGCCAATTATGTTCTGGCCCTGAAGCAGCTCAGATTCCTTCCAAGACGTCACCTTGGAGCCGGAAACGTACTCCTTAACAACAGGAGTGTAGCCTTGTACCGGCGTAAACGTGACTAGCAGTTTCCCGTTTCTGGTAACCAAGCGGTAGCGAATCGTCTCCAGCCAATCTTTGGGGATCAACTCGTCACACCAAATAAAATCAACTTCACCACCTTCAATGACAGTGATCTTTTGCTCGTAATTAAGAAACCAAATCTGGTTTTTCATGTAAACGGCAGTGTTATCTGTAAAACCGTTTTTCTGAGTCCAACTCAATTGAGTGTGACTGTTGCGTTTTGCGTCCTTTAGTTCCCTTGGAAGGTAATTGTAAAAAACGCTCTGCTGCATGGCGATGCTGTTCATGTTGTTGCTATGAAAGCACCAAATGTTCATGCCGCGCTTTTTCTGCCGTTCCCTGACCCACTCAGGGGAGTCATTGTTGATGTCGTGACCTACAAAGACCTGGGCAGCACGTTTTGCTGCGTAGTTAGTCTTTCCTGACCGGTTGCCTCCCAGGATGAGAGTTTCATTGAATTTGTTGAGCATTTTGTCTGCGGTAGGCCAGCTTTCCAGCTCGATTCCATAGCGGTAAGGATCTTCCTCTTCGGCCTTGGCCCGATGCTCACGTACCAGCAAAAGTTTGTACGTCTCCTCCGGGCCAATATTGTTGCACATTGTCAGCCGCTCTTCCGTTGTAGGGCTGGGAAGAAAAGGATGCTCCTTAAGCTGAAATTTTAGGATTTTCTCGATTAATTTATCGGTCGGTGTTGACATGACATTTCCAATGTGGCACTTTACTCGCGCAGGTCAACGATAGATCTGCCGTGTAGGTACCGAGATATCACCTGAAAGAAGGACTCGCTACTGAAGACATAGTTCTAGGTATCCCTCTGGGCCTAGATTAAAAATGACAGGTGTTCAAGAATCTGTCAGTACTGCACAGTCTCCCACGATAGAGGATAAGGCCAGGTTGAACGGGTAGCTATGGGCCAGCACTGTGAATGCGACACGAAGGTGACAACGTATACGGATCGTTGCTCTTAAGCATGTAGTACATCTCAAGATATAGGCAGTAATGCTGAGTCTTGGGGGTACTATGCTCACTCGGGTTCATTCGTTCCGGATTGATGCTCTTCCCTTGAGTTAATAACTCAAAAGAAATACTACAGTGAGTGAGGAGCTTTAGCTCCGAGAGTCTGCGAAGCAGACGGCCAACTCAGAGTGCTCCTACTCCTTTAAACTAGCGTTTAAACCCAACCTTACCGAGGTAGAGCTTACCAAACTGTACTGCAATAATTTGACCACGCTTCAGATTAGCGCCCTTCAGCCCTACCCAGACGCGGCCCTTATTCGTCTCCACCCACTTGAAGTTCGGGTAAATCCTGACAATCTTTTGCTGCTGAACTTCAGACTCTGGCTGTGACTCTGGCTGTTCCTGCGGAACCTGGATTGGGCCAGCCTGCGCCTTAAACGCCTCGTAAGCGCTCTTGTGCCACCAAACCTTGGTACCTCTACCCTGTGTCCTGCGCTCCCAGTCCAGTCCCTCCACACGATCTCCAATGCTGACAGGGTGCCCTGCTGCTGCGTCCAACTCTGCTTGCGTGTAACAAAAATCAGTCTTCATTTCTGCGAAAACTAATACGAGCCACGTCAAACGGGCAAGTGTATAATAATTGTACACTGTGCCACTGTGACTCTCGTCAGAGAGATCGGCACTTGTTTTTGTGGTATCTGGATGGGTGGATTCGTCGCGCATCTTCCCCGCCAAACTCGGTCGACCCCCTCCCCCCGTCTCACGCGCGTGCGTGGACTTGGCCAAACAGTGAGACAATAGTCGCAGCCAAGAGAGTGTTTGGACGCCTCGACGCATCCACCCTCCACCCTCCACCCTCTAGCTGTTACAGTCCGCCTTTCGCCCTGGTCATCCGCACCGGAGCCGCTCCACCTCGCGAGCAATCGCGACAGCAAAAAGGGCAGTCCCGAGTTACCCCGAGCCCGCCCTAGTCGCTTCCTGTCCCGCTTGTCTATCTATCTAGGTCAATCCACCCTAGCAGCCAGCCTATGGCCAGTGTTCCCACGACCGGAAACACGATCACCCATAGAGATATCAGCACAACCTTCATTTGAGCACCTCCGATTCAATTTCGTTCTCAGAATCCGCCTTACAATAGGCACAAACAGGGTCACCATCCTGATCCAGCCACTCAACTCGGGCCGTCTCATGGCACCATCCGCACCGGAGCCGCTCCCATGTCTCGCCTCGCCAGCTACGCCGAGTAGGTTGCCATCCGCCATCGTAAACCGGCCATAAATCATCCATGCCGTTGTTGGATTCCCAAACCTCGCCAGTGACGCGCCATTTGCCCTGCGTTTCATTCGCAATCAGCAGGGCTCCCTTGGCGCTTAAAAACGCCATTTTGCCATAACCTAAGCGTGAAATCTGTTTCTCGATTTCAGGGAGCCGGACGCGCTTTAATCCTAACATGAACGATTCACTGTCTGTTTTGTCACCTACGCACCGTTGAGCACCTAGGATGCCATTGTGCGCACCGATCCAAAGGTCACCACCGGAGGGGCGAAATGCGAATGGGTGACAATTAGCAACGGTTTTGCTGCCGTGAGTTGCTAGTCTCCAGTGGAGAATAGCGGGCCTGCCGGTGGGAAGCTCCTGAACCACTTGCCAAGCCAACTCTTTTTCTAAGGTCTTATATTGCATCAACCCTTGTTTATCATCGTGATAAGCAAACCCAAACCCATGAGGGTTGCTGCTCCATGCGTTGTCAAATTCTTCCTTAGATGGAAGCCAATTTGAACCTTGTTTTCTTGCTACTAATAGGCACATAATGTGTTTTGTTTGTTAAGGTTAAATTGAGAACCCAAGGGAGGAAGCGAGGGATTTAAGGCCGCAAGTTATTTCGGGCAGACGGTCGTGAACCGTCCGGCCAGAGGCGTCTTCTAAATAGGCCACCGTTGCGCAATAAAGCGCTATCCGAGAGGCTCTTAGGGTTCCCCTAAACATACGCCATTCAATTCTTTGGCTGTCCATGCGTACACAAAGATATTTTCCTAGCTCACCTTGACCCCACCTGGACAAAGCGCCGCGCGTCCACAGGCTGTCGTATCGAGGCCTAACCATCGCCACGTCAGGCCATAGGCACCAATGGGCGTTTTTCCTGCCGCTGATCTCCTCCAATAGCGGGCGGAGCTTGTGCACTAGGTAGAGCAATCGCGCCTTTCGTACTTTGCTCCAGTGCAAACAGTTTGAATTTATGTGCAGCCCGCACCTGCCGTTGTCCCAAGAGGTTCCACCGTATTTACGCACGATAGGCGTAAGACTTTGCAGAGCATTCTTGAGAGCATTCAGGCTCGGCAGCATAGATACAAGCAGTTCGACGCCAGTGTTGTCATTGAGGCTGCCGTCTCTCTCCCATCCAAGCCAGCGTGGGGACTGTTGGCTAGCTAGCGTCCTCAGAGCACAAACAAGACCGTCTCGGTCGCCTGCCTCCGCCTCTAGCTCAGCGCTGTATAATGGCCGCATGTAATCAATAGGCAACGGGGCACGATATCCAGCGTGGTAAGACGGTAGTGATTCTGTATTGTCTTCTTCTTCTTCCTCGTGCTCCTGAAAGCAGGAGGCACAATAGGCCTCTCCGGTATCGTCCCTCTCTAAATCGCTGTCACGCCAACATACATGGCAATTTACGCAGATTGTAGAGTCATTCTGGCGACACGTTTCGCACCACTCGTCTTGATGGGATCCTCCGCGCAATCTCCTAACGTAAACGCCTGATAGGTTGCGGCTTATAGTGACGCCGCTACAGTGTTCACATTCGTAAGCGTCTTCCTCCGCTAAATATCTGTCCAGAATATCAGACCATCTAACCTGGTCCGAGGGCATGTATCCCCTTTCCTCCGTGTGCATTAGCTCAAAGCGATCAACGACGCGCTCAAGACGTGTTCTCAAGCTGATTCTCTGCTCTATTGGAGCGGAGCAAATCGAACGTTCCAAGGCATTTGCGGCATTCACTGCTAGTGTTTCTATTCTCATTTTTGTTTGTCTAGTTTGTTAGTTGGGCACCATTGCCCATCCGCTTTCTACGCTATCTGCAAAAAGTAAGCAACCTTTTCTGAAAAAAGAAATCAAAGCACGCCCGGCCGCCGACCGGCTGGTGTATTCGCCATGACGCACCGGCAACGTATTCACTCAAGCCAAAGGTCTGCCCTGTGTTCCGGCCTGACCCAGCCTGCCGGTCAGCCAAGCGGCTCCAGCCGACCGGACGGCAGCGCGGCCCTGATGGCCTCGGTCTGCCTGGGCCTGGGCCTTATATCCGCATTTTGGATTTTGTATTTCGCATTTTGGATTTTGGATTTTGGATTTCAGAAAACAAAAACCCGACCCAGCCTAAGCCAGATCGGGTTCCCCTTGGTGCCAACCAAATTTGTTTACACGCTTGCGGCGTATTTAAGCTGCACTTGTGAAGCAGCTACAGAGACAGCTTCCCAAGCCAGAGCGGCTTTCTTGGTATGCTCCTCGGCCTGTGACAAGTGCTTCCGCGTGGATGCCTCCAGACGCTCTCTGGCAATCTGTGCTGTCCAGCTTTGCTTGAGTGCCACCGAGATCAACTGCTTCAAGTTGGCAATGTGCTCGGGTGACTGCTTCTTCTTACGTGGTGCTTTAGTTTCCATATGTGCGATTTTCGATTTTGATTCCCTTAATTGGGATTTTCGATTTTGAATGTTGGTTGTTACTTGTCAAGTTTTGGCTTCCTGTATTTGGTCACATAAATTGGAGTTTTCTCTCCAATGTTTGAGCCAGCTACATAGAAGTCAAAATACTCCCGCGCTTCCGATCCGGACATGCCATCCTTTCGCAGTGACCTAATGCACTTCAGCTCGTCGTACACGGCTACATTGTGACCATTAACATTAGCGATTCCCATGAATGCCGAGTCAAAACCATCCGCCACTATGATTGGCTCCTCTGAATACTGTTCGCAAAACTCATTAATTGTCATTTTCTTCTTTCTCTCTTTGTGTTTTGATTTCTTCCAGCACACTCATTGCATCTCCTGTCGTGTAGGCAATGATGTTTCCGTCTAGTGCTATCTCTCATGGGAACTCCCATACGCTGGCTCCAGCCCAATCTGCCCTGCATTTGATTGACCAATGGCTGTGCTTCCAATTGATCTTTATGCTGTCAACTTTCAGTTTGTTCCATCTCTGTGTTCTCATTTTCTATTAGGATTATTACTTTTGCGATTCTTCCGTCTTTGTTGCCTCCGTTGAAGACTAACTCAAAGCAGGCCATGTCTTGCTTACACTCATCAACAAACTCAACAATTTTTATTGCGTGTTTTGCTATTTCTGATTTGGTCATACTCCAATTTGTTTCTTGGCTTTCATGGCCTCAAGGAAAGCAGAGCTAATATCCGAGGGTGCGTGCAGGTGCAAGTGCTGGTGCGCCACCTCAGATGTCTTGCTCTTGTCTAACTCAAGCAGCTTTTCCACCGCTGTATTGAGCGCAAACACGGCATCCCTGCCCTGCAGCTCTGGAGCAAGCTCCACTACCCTGTCAGCAGTCAGATCTGCTACCTTCTGCAGCTTCTCGCGGATGTTCTGCTTGAACATGGTATCCCGAAACTGGGAATCATGGTCAAGGTAGTGCCGCTTGATGTCGTCAATGGTTTGCCTTGAGAATCCTGTCTTCTCCTCAATTGCTCGGCAGGATAGTCCCTGGCAATACAGATCAAAGATCTCCTTGCGCTTTTCTTCTGGCACAGAAGCAAATAAACCCTTGTTGTGAGTTTTTTCCATAGTGATTCCTACTACGTAATTCTCCACCTTGACCCCGCGCAGGCCAGCAAGCTGGCGAGCACGAGATTCAGGGCTTTTGTACTTTGACCTAGCCTTCTTTTTCTTCTTCTCCATGAAATGAAATCTTTGTGATCTGAATATCTGACGGATCAAATGATACCGCACAATGCCCGCCACAACCATCATCTCCTGTGATTAAACAGGAGCCAACAACAGGAAACGGAGCCTTGTCCTTGTAGCAAATCCCAAATCCATTCTGTGGAAATGGTTTCAGTAGTCCCTCATCATCCACAAATATGATGTTGTTTCTGTCCAATCGGATCGTGTCAAAAAGATCCATTTTCGGGAGCAACTCACGCAGCATCTCAAGCGTGCCATCGTACTCCACCATGCGCACTTCTCCCTTGTCTGCGTCCAATAACCAAGATGTATTACTTGCTAAAGCGATCATAAATGTATTTTTTGATTTTTGCGAATATACTTGTTGTAGGTTGTTTTACTTCTACTGGCTGACTGGCCTCTGCTTTTTTTCTTGGCGCTCTGCCTGGCCGCGGACGCACCGGATCCACAGTCTCTAGTAGTACAATATCGTCAATGTGGAATTTTTTTCTATTTTTCACAATTTCTGGCTTCAAATCTCCCCTTTTTACTCTGAAATCAATGGTTGTAGGATGGCAATTCCAGCGTTTTGCTACTTCTTTTTTTGAGTAATATTTCTTCATTGTATGTATTTTTTTAGGTCTGCTACTTCTTTCATAAAGTCCAGCCTATCTTGCTGGCTCCATGTCCTTCCTTCGTCTATGGCCACTGACAGCAGTTTCATGGCCTTTTCCAATTTCCAATTTGCCCTGTCTATCTGACGCTCTAGCTCAGGCACGAGCGCATCACAAATGATGCAGTTTTGTATTTTCATTGTGAGAATGTTGCAGTTCTTCCGTTGAATTTTAGCTCTGTCTTCACCCCGCATGGCCCTGACCGCTGGATGGGTATCGTCACAGTCCTGACCTCCGGATCATCTTCGTCGTGTTTTACAACCATGACGCACGTTGCATCCTGGCCGATTGCACGGCTTTCTCTGGCCTTGCCCTGCTCATTGAGCTGAGTGATGCCTATGACTAGGCACTTCAGCTCCATGGCAAGGAGACGCAGTGTCCTGCTAACCTCGGCCACCTCACGCTCCCGTGAGAAGTCCTTCCCGAGGTCGCAGCGCACAAGCTGGATGTAATCCACAAACAGGACTCCGAGTCCGATTGCAGACTTTGCCATGGCTCGTGCTGTGGCTGAAATAGAGGCAATATTGTGCAAATCATCTCTGATTATTACATTTGCTTTTGAGATGGCTTGGGTAGCCATCATCACTCCATTAATGTCATGGGAGGTCTTTACACCCTCCTCAAGGCTGCGCATACATACGCGCCCAAGGCGGGCTACAAGCCTGTCGATGACCTGCGGGGCAGGCATTTCAAGCGAGCAAATTAAGATTCCCTTGTTCATTTTGCCTCCTCCCACTTGCCCAGCGTGCGCAGAAACGCCTCTGCGCGTTGGCGGGCTGTTGCTCGAAAATACCACTGTTCGTCGTTGCGTTCGATATTTCGAGCCATGCGACATAGTTGATCCTCGGTTAGCGTTGCCTCGGCCTCGTGCATAGCATTAAGGTCGTTGCACCAATCCCATAGTTCCCAGCAAGTACGGTCAATGCCATTGCTGTGCCACACATAAAAGCCTTCCTCTTTGCTCCATCCACTTGCTTTTGCAACTGCCGCGTTGATCTGTTCGTCGGTCATACTGTCATTTCCTTGTCTATATCTTTAAGCAAAAACGTTTTCCCGTTTACACTAATGCGCGTTTCAGGCGGCAAGGATTTCTTGTTAGTTGATCCAATTACCAAAGAGTCCACGTTAATTTTCAGCGATTCTTCTGCTGTTTTTATTGCGGTCTTATTGCATCCATCGCCTGTTGCTATCTGAATTAATGCTACTTCTAATTTTGTGATGCGATTTACCAAACTAATAAATTCTTTTTTTGATATTATGACTTTGTTCATTTGTCCTCCTCCTTATCTTTCTTTTGCCTGCGTACAGTCGCAAGCCCTTCCACTAACTCAATGTGCTCACTATCTACAATTATCGTGCAATGAGGGTGACAATTTTCGGCAAGCCACTCCATGAGCGGCAATGCTGCTTCGCGTAGTTCTTTAAGATTAAATCTCATTTCGCCCCCCCTTGCTGCTGCTGCGATGAGTTTGTCTGCTGCTTTAAGCGCATCGTCGTCATCTATATGTTCAATCCCAGCATAAATCATGGCCGCGATCTCTAGCCGCGATGGTTCTGGGCGGACCTGTGGTGCGTTGGCTGCATTCATATCAGAAATTAGCTTTAGCATCTGAGTGCTTAATTCGTCAGCGTGCACCATTTCGGTGCGTTCACCTAATTGCTTTTTTAATCGCTCTACCTCAGCGCGGGCTTCGTTTAGCTTTTCAAAGTTTTTATTGCG